TTAATGTAAAGATGTTAAGGATTTGATGGCCTCATACTCAGACTGGCGCTCCCTGAGCGACTGAAAACTCACCAGAACCGGTCTCCGATGCGCATCCCTAACTTCCTGCATCATCCGGTAATTCGCAATGAGCAGATCCTTAAGCTCCGCCGGGAACGCCTGCTGTCCGGTTCCCAGTTCGGGATACAACCCTCCGGCATATTGCGGCACCCTGGCCGCCTGAATTGCACTCAAGATCTGTGGGAAGTTCGCCTTAATATTTCGGGTGGTGGGTCCATCGATCACGATTTCCGGTTCGCGTTCGGCGAACAGCCCCAGGGTTGGTTTGGAATAATATCCGGTCCGGATTCCTCCCATGAATGCGGCCTGGTAAGTTCTGCCATCGTCTTTACCAACCACCGGATACTTGCCTCCTGCAAACTGCTGGGATTTGATCAGGGCCACATTGGCACCGGTTCTGATAATGGCCGCTGCCGTCAGGAAAGACCGGAGCGATTGGGTCAGGTCGGCATTGACCCCGGCGTTGGAGTTCACCCGTGCAACCTCCATGACTCCTTCGATAATGGTTTGAGCGATTGCGATGTCCTGCTGACGTTTGGCGTATTTCTTTTCGATGGCTGCCTTTTGTTTATCCGTCAGACCGGCCACCGCAAGTTCACGGTTTTTGGCTGCCTCGTACATGGTGGAAACGGCATCGATGATGGTATTGCTTCCCCTGGCCCAATCTTCCATGTGCTGAAATTGTTTCTCAGCAGCCTCCTTATCCAATGCCAGGATCTTTGCCGTGTACTCGGTATATCCGATCACCTTATCATCCAATTCTTTTTTGAATTTCGCTTTCTGCCCTTCATAGGTGCTCTCCATCCAATAGTCCAGTTCCAGCTGCTGCTGCACATACCAATCCGGTAGCTTGGTGTTTTCCCCTGCATCTTTCAGGAATTTCTTGCTTTCCTCATCCCACTTTTCGTAGAAATCATCATACTGCTTATAAAGTTCCTTGGTGGCTTCCTCCGTCTTTTTCGCCCCGGCTTCCCGAGCGGCAATGACCGTATCCTGTATCTTATTTTCCTCTTCCGAGGTATCCTGACCATGTTTTTTGAGCCTTACGATGGAAGCGTTCAAGTACCTGATTTCTTCCTGATCCATCGCCTCGAGATACTGATCCTTATCGGTTTTACCCTCGGCATAACTCTTTTTAAGAACAGCGGTCTGCTTCCGGTGGAATTCTTCAATATCCTTCAAGGCTTCCCCGCGTTTAAATTTCTCATCCTCTCCGTTACCATCGAGATCGGATCCATGCATTTTTTTAAGATCCGCATCCGCTTTCCTGACCTTTTCTTTTAACCGCAGATATTCTTTCGTACCGAATTTCGCGTACCGGAGTGCCGTGCTGTACCGGTCCAGTTTTTCCTCCAGGTTGACAATGGATTCCGTGCCGATCTTATCCCCGACAGACTCGGCTGAAAGAATATCGGAGAGGGTTATTTTGTTATCCTTCATGGATTGAATCATATCCCCGGATTTACCCAGGGCCTGATCAATATCCTCAACCGCCTTGAGACCATTCTTCCGGGCTTTTTCCAGCTTGCCGGAGTTTGACCAAGTGGTGAGGAACTGCCAGGCGTTGAGTTTTGTGTTATCAGTCTTAATATCGGTCCGTTTTGCTTTCTGTAATTCCAGATTGGCCTCGGCCAGTTTGATTGTGTAATCCAGCTGATCCGACAGGATCCCTCGCTGCTCATTCGACATCCGGCTGAGCTTGGCCTGATCCTCCGACAGCATATCATAGGATACGCTGAGCTCCTCGTTGGCCGAGGTAATTTCCCCGAGCAATTCCTGTTTACGGGTTTCCATTTCCAGGGCAGACCGGCTGTTCCGTGAATAAATCAACATGGCGCCAACGAGGGCCGTGATCCCGGCAATGACCAATCCAACCGGATTAGCGGCTTGTGCAGCATTCAGCAGCCATTGGGTAACCACGGCCGCTTTCTGGATCACGTTTAGCCGGGCGGTTTGCGTAACCTGCGCCTCGGTCATCAGGATTTGAAGCGAGGTGGACTTGATACTGAGCAGCTTTGATGCATGGTCCCAGGCCGATAATGCAATGGACTGAATCAATGCCCCGTTGTATGCGAGGATCGCCCCGGCCAGAGAAACTAGCAACACCCGGTTTTTACTGATAATCTCGGGCAGCCTGAGCAGCACTTTCAGGAAAATATTGAATGCATTGGTTGAAAAGGTCATCATCGGGGCCAGTTTCTGACCAATCTCGATATACATCAGGGTGACCCGGTTCTTCGCCTGGGCCAGTCGGGCAGCATTGTTATCTGTATTCTTACCGGCCTGTTCAAATGCAACACTGGTATTGGTGACCGCTGCGGTGAACTCGTTGATCTGATTTCGGTTCTGGACCAGCACTTCACCCATTTTGGAGTGTTCCACCCCGAATATATCAGCTGCAGTTTGGCCTTTTTTGTATCGTGCGCTCAGTTCATCGATGGCCCGGTTCATATCGAACATTCCGTTTTTTACTCCGATTCCCTTATCGCGCATTTTCAGTAGTACCCGGTCAAGAGAGGTACCGGCAATCCGGGCAATGGCAAATTTAGGGGCCACCCCTTCAATAATACCGGTCATTTCTTCGATGGAGATTCCCATCAGGTTGGCCGTGGTTCCGGATTTCTCAAGCACCTCAGTCAGGTACGGGATTTCCCCGGCACCTACTTTTGAACCGGCGGCCAGTGTATTGATAATCCGGTTAGTCTGGCCAGCTCCCAGGTTGAACTGGTTCATCGTGGTGGTCAGAGCCAGCGTTGCGGGTTCGAGTTTTGATTTGGCTGCTTCCGAGAGTATAATGGCAGCCTGGGTCACACTGGCAAGGGCCTCCTTGTTCTTCAGCAATTCTGGCCGCTGGGATCCGACTTTGGTATAGGCATCCACGATATCGGTTGCAGATTGCTTGATCCGCACCCCGGTAGTAGTAATCGATACCGAGGTTTCCTTGGCTTTTTCTCCAAGCCACTCCAATTGCCGGCCTTCCAATCCGGTTAAGGCTGACAGGTTATCCATACGTTCCTCCAGGAGATTGGAAGCTTCAACGGTTTTGCGAAATGCCAGAACCACGCCGACAGCTCCGGCCACACCGGCTACGAACATGGCCTGGTAGCGATTGAACCAATCCCCCCAATCCCCGAGCATCTGTTTCCAGGTCCGGTCGATGTTTTTTAGCTGAGTGGTATGCTCATTCAGAATCCCTTTCAGGGTGCGGATCTTCTCACCATGAGCAACGTACTCTTTGGATCCGATAATCATTTTGGCCTGCTCATTCGTCAGGAGTTTCATTTCCTCACGAATCGATTTGATATCGTTATTGATCTGCTTACCGTTGATGTACAGATATATCTCCCGGGTGTACTCTCTTGCCATCAGGTATTTAGTTTGAGATTCTTTTGATCGAAAATGTGATCCGCTTTGGTTTGGGCGATAAGGTCAGCCAAGGCTGGCACTGCTTTCGAGAACACCGGGTTGAACCAGTCTTTGGGATGCCTTTTGAGTGGCCCCGATGCCGGAAGAATCAGTGCGTTGCCGGGTTTATTAGCGGAATGGGTTTTATCCAGGCGTTGGCCCCGCATCAGCGTGTTGGCGACAATAATGTAACCACGGCCGACACCTTTATGAAAAAAGACCCCGTGACGGGGGAAATTAAAGATCACCCGGTCGATTTCCCCAAAATCCTTTTTCGTCTGGTACTGGAGCTGGGTAACCAGCTTACGCTTGCCATGCATCGTAAGTTTTGCCACACTTGCTTTAAGCTGGGCACGGGTTTTAAAACCCCACCGGTCAACCAGGCGGTTAAAGCTTTCAGTTTCAGCGGTTGTCATCTGAGCCATTCCAGACCTCCGGGTTTATATCATTGTTAACCGGCCAGGATAATTCAAAAGCGTACCGGAACCCGTAATGAATCAGGTTCATATCCGTAATGGGCGTTCCGGTGATCGAGCGTGCGTGGAAATACGCGAGGCAGTCGGTTTTGCGATCGCGTTTATCGGAAAGGATCCGGACCACAATCTCATCTCCGATCTCTTCCAGGGAATCCCACAACGTATGGATGGCATCGTAATCCCCTTTATCGCTCACCTTCCCCAGGAGCATGAATGCGCAGCTGACCCTTTTCTGCAGGTTATCGGAATTCTCATCCACGAAATTGAAATCGTAACCTTCCATCACCAGGGCCGGATAATTCATGTTGGATTTCATGCCGGTCAGCATTTCCTCGAGTTCAAACCGGAAGAAGTGTTTCTCATCGTCCCGATTGAGGATCCCCTTGTGATGGGTGGCCAGGCTCTCCATATAGGTAACCAGGTCAGCGAACTTTGCTTTCATGTCGTTGGGTTTTTATTCGTTTATCCAGATACCGCAGTACCGTTGAAATGGGTAGGTCGGCATATTCCCCCTGCTGAACGATATTATCCCCGACAATGGCATCGTACACATCGATCCAGGAGGACTTTTCCTTTTTCGTTTGATCCGCGGCCGGCTCGAATAGGTTTGGGTATTGCTCTACGTACCACTCCCGGATCAGGAAATAATTGACAAATACGGCCTCTTGCTGCACCTCGGGCAGGCGGGAAATGATCCCGGCATTCCGGGAAATATCCCCTTCACTGAATTTTCCCCTTCGGTAGAAACAGGCAACGAACCGAGAGAGGTACTGTTTATCCCCAGAGGTGGCGTATTTCTCAAAATAGGTCTCAGCAAAGATGAACGTCCCGAATGTTTCGTCCTTCAGCCTGGCCTTAGGCCGCCGAAACTCCCCCATGGCCGGGATTATGAACTCATAATAGCGGTTATGGGTTTCTAAAAAGCCCAGCAGGTGAATGATACAGAACTTCTGATACGAGGAAAACCGTTTGACCAGACGTTTCCGGATGCAAAGCATCGAGGCGATGAGTTCATCATCCGAAATGGATTCCTGCATCACCTTCACGGCAGCGATCAGCTGCACGGGTGATAGTTCTCCCCAGGAATCGGGGTGAGAGCATTTTAATTTCCGCCTGTACGGAATCCAGGGAATAGGAAAATATTCAAGTTCAATCGGAGTCATACCCAAGTGGTGGATTTGTCGGTGTTGCTCCGGACGAGTGGAGATCCCCCGGGGGAAACATAAGAGGGGTAATCGGCTGCATTTGCCAGCAGAAAACCGCGGAGCAATTCGAGATATTCATTCCCCGTGCGTTCACAGTTCTTACCCAGAACGTAGAACTGCTGGTCAGTTAACGGGGTAGTTTTATTGGAATTCAGGAGCGTGGATTCCTGGGATTCGAAGAAAAGCCCCTTGTCGGTGATATTGATACCCAGCTGAAGGGATGCCCGGCTCACGGCCAGGTATGCCAACGGGCGCTGGATATATGGAATAAGCGACAGAATTTTCGCGTCCGGAGAATCTTTAACGATTTCCTCCTTAACGATTTTATAGAGTGGAGCCCCCAGCAAGGCTGAGATATCAAAATCCTCAACCTGGGTAATAAACCGGCAGAGTTTTAAATAAACCAGGCGGGATCCGCCAACATCAAAGATGGAATCCAGTACGCCGGTTGACGGAATGATGGACTGCCTCCGGAGCGTAAAATTTGCACTCTCCTTGAATTTCACGAACGTATCGATGTGGGATTCAATGAATGAGAGCATTGTATCCAGGGCATTGAATCCATTGTTCCGGAATCCGGCTTTGATGGCATCCTCCTGGTACTTGTAAAGACCTTTCTCGTTATCGGACTCCTGGCGGTGGAACCCGGCATCATTCACGATCGCATTCAGGAAGTCATATCCGTAAAAATAAGTCAGGTTGATCAGGGCGCGCTGGATTCGGTCGATCAGAAGATCGAAGTACATTTTATTCTCCTCGGTTACTCCATCCGGAAGCGGGGCCGGGTTAGTATAATAAGTGTGGACCTGGTTATATAGGCTTTCTCCGATCAGTGGCAGGATATAACTGACTTCCGACGACAGGATGAATGGTGAGAGGTTGTCAAAGGTGGTGGCCGCGCTGACCGGAATATACTTCCGGATCTCGGCCATTTTAGTATTGAGATCTTTCGTAAAGAACATATCAGCTGAGTTGTTTCTGGGTACCGGCGCCGGTATCAAGGGTTGTCAGAATGGTATTGCGGAACCGGAGCTGTATATCTTTCACTCCGTTAAATGCGAGGTACGCTTCTATGGGATCCAGAATGGTCTGTCGATCCAGCCAGGCATTTGCGATATTCACCAGGAAAGCTTCACGGATATTGCTGCCGCCCTGGTTGCCGGCATAGGTTCCCCCCGGCATCCCGGCCCCGAGCACGTTGGGATTGATCATCAGGGAGAAAAGGATTTCGGAGTTGGCAGCTGCGCTGGTGATCAGTTTGTCACCTTCTTTATGCTTATTATCGAGCGGCTCGATATACCACATTTCCTC